CAACTCCACCCACATAGATATTTACTGTGAATATAGTTGCCACATCACTGTTCTTGAATGTCGTGCCATTTGATGATTCTATACACAATAATATAGAATCCTCGCCCTTCGCTCCTGTAATACATACCGGAGTACTGTATGTGACAGTATTGTTGATCGTCGTAGCTGTTCTCTGCCATATATAGAATCCAGGACGCCAAGTCGGTGCAGTCTCTGACCAACCTGTTTTGGGAGGCGTAACGCCATCGGTAGAACTAGCATATTCGCATACGAATTTCTTAATAGAACCCTGTGCTTCTTTAAGCGCTTCGTCAGCCTTATTCTCAACTCTCTCGAACGCCCTTATTTTCAACTCGCCCTTTTCATTGAGGTAGAAACTTGGGTCACTTATTTCACCTTCATTGTTTCTTTCACCTATCTTGATGACTCCAGTTTCTAGATTCAATTCAAACATTTCGCCACTGATGGTCCCTGTGGTAATAGCGTTTGCACTAAAATTGCCTTCTAAGTCAAATGCAATCTTCGTGAATGTCTTACCACCATCAACACTGTAGCCTAATCCTCCGCTAGTGAATTTCCACATCTTAGTGTCATCACGCAAAGTAGGAGTGTTCATGATTGACCATCCGCTCGGGAATCCATCCTCATTGACATCTACTCTATAATAGCCACCATTATGTCCTAGAATATTCTCACTCGTCTTTTTAAGAGCACTAGTGAGTGTATTGTATAATCGTTTCATTATCATTTGAGTAGGTGAGTTTGATGTGCTCATCACGATTTCACCGTTTGAGCCTTTACAAGTGATGCTATCTTTCATGCCCGTTAAGACAATTGTGTGTTCACTTAAAATGACATTATGGAACACACCACTGTTATCTTCTACTTTAATGATGTCACTTATCTGTAATGACGGATTCCCTCTCCATTCAACAGTCGATGGACTATAAGTTAATCCATTCACTTTCTTGTATATTCCATCGAGAATCTCCTGTGTCATATACGGATTCTCAAATGATATGCCATAGCCGTTACCACTAATCAATCCATTGCATGACACACTTGTGATCTTCACATCATTGTCGGATGTTAACTTGAATCCACTCTGAAACTGATTATCCCATTTGACTTTAAAGCCACTGTCTTCAAACCAGTAGCCAATCAATTTGTTGTTTTCATTCATGCGCCCATTCAATCCCATGAGTCCTAAGCAGTAGCTCATAAATGTTTTACATGTAATGTTTTCCTGGTAGCCATCCAATGTAATGCTTGGAATATTGTCAATTGCAGATGTTATATTGCACTGTCTGCATATATCTTGTATTGCTTCTTCTAATAACGCTGGATATTTAATGCCTGGCTTGTATTCTGCATTCATTCTATAGATGCTATCGTATCCGCTGACAGTAACAATCTTACTGCCCATGCTGCTTTCTATCTCATCTATATAAAAGGTTCCTTTATCTACAAACTCATATTTGCCATTCACAAGCAGTCCACTTTGAATGCTGAATATTCCGTTTTTTAAAGGGATTGTATCATTAGGCATTTCGAACTCCACGACTGCCTTCGCACTGTTGAGTTCACCAATTGTGACTTTTTCATCAGAATTTGCTATCTCATTCAGTGAAACAGAGATAACTTTATCATCATCCAATAAAGTATCTCCGTTGAATTTCACTCTTGCTTTAATGCTTCTAGAAGGACCAACTATAACATCTTGATATTGTCTGCTTGTGTTAATCATCATTTCCCCTCCTTCTGATTATTTCTCGATAAGGTTGAATGTTATACTATCCCATATCCATTCTTGACTTGCCCTATCATATTTGAACATCTGACAGTTTCTGTCACCGACATAAGCTGTCATTGTTCGTTTTCCAAGTTCCGGATCTAGGTATGTGACAGTAACGAATTCATCCTTAACGGCTTTCAACAGGCGTTCTGCCTTTGACTGTGGAATAGCAGCAAAGGTCAAGATGACTTTCTTCTTGACCCCCGCTCTATCTCGTAGCGTGTCTCCGTTTTGGTTTCTTCCGCTTCCGTCCTCCCTGTCAACATCACTTAGCTGTACTTCGTATTTGCTAGGGAAACATCCATAGCCGTTTATAACTAAAATATAATCCATGTTGTCTCCCTCCTTTTAGAATAATAAAGGACTATGTCCTGTCTGTTTGACTTTGCCATTGTGGTATTCGATGACAGACTCACCGATTGCTTTGCCGTTTAGAACGTTCTGTACTGTGATTCTCGTAGTGCCACCAGCACCAGGACTATTCACACCACTCATTGCACTTCTTACGGCACTTGCAATACCCTGTACAATCTGATCGTTATTCGCAACAGCAGTTCTGCGACCGATACGACCTACTAATTCCGGTCCGGCTTCTCGAGCAATGAACATCTGACCTGTGTCCGGAAAACCGCCTGTAGCATAAGAAAACAAACCAATGTCAAAGCCAAAATCACCGATTTTGAATCTCTTTTTATCCGTCTTAAGGTCTAATTTCATAGGTTTAGAACTAGGAATCGAGCGCATGAATGCATCGAGAATATTAGTTGCCGGCTTTGTGTTAACTTTAAATTCCGCTTGGTGAGACTCAAACTGCTTTTTACTGTTTTTACTAGTCTTATCAACTTCGTTAGTGACTTTATGACTGTCGTTGCTGATTTTCTTGGCTAGGTTGTCAATATACTTCTGACCTTGTTCAGTACCATTCTTTTGTGCATCTTTCAATTCGCTTGCATAGCGTTTTCCGTCTTTGCTCTTTTTGTCGATTCCATACTTATCAAGTAAAGACATCAAGGCATTGTACTGCTCTTTTTTAACTGCTTTGATATCGTCAGCCTGTTTTTTCAGATTATCATACTGTTTCTTTAACTCATCCTTATCGGCTTGTGTTAATTCAGCGCCTTTCGCTTTTGCAGTAGAAAGCATCTGCTCGTAAGTCTTACCTTGACTGAATGCTTTCTGAGCCAAGTCGCTAAGCAACTGAATTCTCGCCTGTTTGCTTGCTTCCTGTTCTGTCTTACTTAAGGTCTGCCATACTTTTCCGTTTTCATCGCACTTGGCGTTAAGGTCATTTAGGCCGTTTGCTAAAGAACTGTATGTATATGTGCCATCTTTTGCTAACACTCCATATTGTTCGACAATGAACGCAGTAGAACTTTCAACAGTTCCATCAGCAGACTGTATTGCAGCGTTGTATTCGTTTAAGCCATCAGTAATACTTGTGACTTTGTCTTTAGCACTGCCTACAGCTTTGCCATACTTTTCAGTTATTTCTAGCTGCTTTCGATATTCCTCAGTTAAAGAAGCACTTGGCTGTTGTCCGTTTTCCCATGCTTCTTTGAGTTTTCCGAGAAGTTCTTCTTCTCTTTCTTTTGATTTATTGTACTTACTAGTTGCTTCAGTTAACTGTTCCTGTGCTTTGATTCTTTCTTTCTCTGCTTCAATGAACTTTTCACTGTAAGCATCAATGACAGCCTTTCGCTTAAGTGCTTCAATAGTTTCATTGATTGCATCTTTTTCCTTGCCCCAATTAGAAATCACACCGTCATGAATCTCAATGTTGGTTCCTAACTGACTGTTAAGTTGGTCAACGAAGAATTGTGCCTGTTTTACACTGCCTGTGATTTTGCCGTTTGCATCGACGATTCCATATAATCTGCCAGCATAATCCTGTGCAACAAGAGCATTTTTTTGTCCTTCTTCTGCGTTCTTTCTTGCTTCTGCATTGGCTTTTTTCCATTCTTGTGCTTGTTCCTTCAAGCCGTCAGAAAGTCTCTTAGCCGATGATAACGCTCTTTCCTGTGCATCAGAATTATCCTTAACTCTGCTCGTGAATATCGCTAATGCAGCGACTGCGATAGTTATAGCACCAGCAACAGCCACTAATGGATTGGCTGCAAGGAACGCAAACGCACCACCTAACAACCCTGTTGCAGTTGTTGCTCCGCCTTCAGCCACGGTCAATACACCGAGTTTAGTACCTAACGCAGTAACAGCGGTACTTACTCCACTAAGTATACCGTTGGCATCATTTAATCCTTTGAAGCCAGTGACTAATGTATCGAGTGCCTTATGCGACTTAACAAAATCCTGTACCAAAAGTTCAAGTGCAGAAATTCCTTCTTCTTTGAAAAGTTCAAATACTACCTTCAACTTGCTTACGGTACTGTTCACATCGTTCAAGTCATTGATTACCTTACCCCACTTCATAGAAGCAATAAGTGTTGCTACAGTAGTGGTTAATGCTGCTAATAATGTTTTTGACTGACCGATAGCCTTCAATGCTTTTCCTAATGCACTAATACCGACCAAAATAGTGTTCCCTACTAATTTTCCTAGGGCAACAGTTAATTTTTCTAGGAAAGTGATAAACGGTCTTAAATTCTTAAGAGCAGCACTGACTCCCTTTAAAGCATCTGCTAAAGCACTAACTCCTGTAGGAATAACTTTTTCAATGCCCCATTTTGCTAATGGTAAAAGTACATTCTTGAAAGCATCGCTTAGATATTTCCCTACAATATTTGAAAGTTCTTTAAAGGCTTTTGATAAACTATAAACGCTCTTTAACGCTGGTTTGAAATCAAGATAGAAAGCAAAATTGCTCAACTGCTCACTAATGTCTTCAACAGAATGAAGTAAATTATTTGCAGCATCCCATAAATTCTGAATAATCTTCGTTCCTAGTCCGGCTTCATCCCATGCTTCTCTGAAACGCTTTGCTAGATATCCGACGAAGTCGCATAAGTTCTTAACGATTAGCAGAATTTCACTTACTGTCTTCTTACCTGTGCCGTTCTGCCATACCTCTCCAAATGATTTGCCAATGCTCTTTATGAGTTCAGATAATTCATTTAAAGCAAACTTAAAACTGTCCATGACTCCTTTGCCATACTTGTTCCAACTATCGGTAACGGGCTTAAATAGTTCCTTTAATCTCTTTTCTATTTCGTCCGTATCCTTCTTTAAGCCTTTCAAGAAATCATATTGTGGCAAGTCGATATCACCGATACCAGCACCACCACCGACTCCACCGGATCCTCCTCCACCACCAGAGCCTCCACTATCGGAATCGTTCTTTGGACTGTTGAGAATGTTTAATTCATCAAACCCTAATGTCTGTAGTTCTTTCTTTAAGTCTTTTACTTTCTTGGTTGCTCCACCCACTGATGAGCCTGCGTTCTTAGCACTGTCTGCCATGTCATCCATAGCACCAGAGCCTTTTTCTAAGCCGCTATAATCAATGGTTGGTAATTTAAATCCGAACAAGCCAGCCACAAAACT